GAGGCTGGCCGCTGGGACATCATTTTGTTCCGCACGATGCGACCGCCAAGAACATCACCGGCGGGACGCCCAAGAGCGAACTGGAAGCCGCGGGCCTGGCCAATGTCACGGTGGTGCCCCGCACGCATGACGTGTGGACCGGTATCAACGGGGCGAAACAACTCTTTCCCCGGTTCGTTTTCCGGGCACCTGCCACCGACGAGGCCCTGGCCCGGCTCGGTGCTTATCACAAGAAACCCGAAAAAGACGAGCCGGAGCACGATCGCAACAGCCACCCGGCTGACGCCTTCCGCATGCTGGCCGATGCCATCCGGCTTGGATTGATTCCCGGGCAGGCGGCCAACATCGTGGCGCGGCCGCGTCGCCCCGTGGAGGTGGTGTGGGGAGTTGGTGGTTGACACTTCGCGCGTGACTCCATAGGTTCGAGTCGTTACACTTTCCGGCCATGAATCCATTCCTTGATTTCTTCGACGGTCCCTGGCACGAGCGCGACATGTTCGGCCCGGATGGCAAGCTGCTCCGCTTCCACAAGGGCGCGAGTGTCCCCCGCGAAACTACCGCCCAGAAGCGGCAGGCCAAGCTCCAGGAAAAGCTTCTCAAAGCCCAATTGGAGCAAATCAAGAAGCAATCCCACATGGAAATGCCCGCCATGCCTCCGGCTCCCGAGCCGCCCGGCCCGCCTCCGACCCAAACGGCCAACGACATGTCGCAAGCCGAAATGGACGCGCGCCGCCAGGCCGCCAAGCGGAAAGGCCTTCTCCGTTCCGTCGTGGCCGGTGAACGCCGCCAAACCATGGCCGGGTCGGCCGCTCTCACCTGATGCCCGCCGACATCCAGAATCTGATAACCCGGCATTCCGGGCTCAAGGCCGACCGCGCGCCCTGGGAAAGCCTGTGGCAGGATGTGGCCCGCTACGTCATCCCCCGCAAGGCCTGGATCAACACCACCACCATGTCGCCGAACCTCCAGAACGAGGAACGGCTCTTTGACAACACCGCCACGTTGGCCGCGCTCAAGCTCGCCGGGGCATTCGTGGCCTGGCTCACTCCCGCGGGCTCTCCCTGGTTTGCCATCAAACCGCCGCGCCCGTTCACGCAATCCGACCGTGCCATGCGCTGGGCCAGCGAATGCACAGAACTGATGCGCGAGTATCTGGCCAAGTCGAACTTTTACGGCGTGATGCACGAATCCGCGCTCGACGTCGTCGCCCTGGGCACCACGCCGGTTTACTGCGGGCATCGCGCGAACATCGCTCCCTTCGAATTCCAAAGCCCGGCCACCGGCACGTATTGCCTGGAAGCCGGTGGCATGGACGGCGTGACCGGCCTGTGGATGGAGGACCAGAAAACCGCCATGCAACTGCGCGACATCTACGGCGAAGGCGTGTTGCCCCCGCGCGTGCTGCTCGCCCTGGTCGATGAAAAACGCCGCAACGAGAAGTTCAAACTCGTGCAGGCAATCTTCCCCCGCGAGGGCCGCGACGTGAACAAGGCCGACGCGGTCAACATGCCCTTCGCCTCGGTGCATTTCCTGCCCGACGAACAGGCAATCCTCCGGGAAACCGGTTACGAGGAACAGCCGTTCGTGGCACAACGCTACCTTCTCTGGCCCATGGGCGGACACACTCCGGTCTATGGCTATTCCCCGTCCTGGGTCGCGTTGCCCGAGTCCCGGCAACTGAACTTCCTCCAGATGATGAGCGACGCCCTGGCCGAAAAGATGGCCTTTCCGCCCATCCTCGTGCACGAGCAATTCGAAGGCCGCGTGGACAGCCGCGCGCGGGGCGTGACCTACTTCAAGGACGGCGACAGCAAGCCGGAGGAATGGCAGACTTCCGGGCGCATTGATGCCGCCATGGAAAGGATGGCCGAACGGAAGAAAGCCATCCGCGAGGCCTTTCATCTCGACACGCTCAACATGTTCGCCGATCTCGACGCGGGCAAAATGACTGCCACCGAGATCATGGCCCGCAAGGAGGAGAAGATCACCAACATCGACCCGACCTTCTCCAGGGCGATGACGGAAAAAATCGATCCGCTGCTCAACCGCGCCTTTTCCGTCGCGCTGCGCAATGGCTGGCTGCCGCTGCCACCGCCGGAAATGTTGGCCACTGATTCGAGCGGGCAAGGCGTGATTCCTCCGCCGGAATTCCAGTTTTCCAACCGGTTCGTTCTCGCGCAACAGGCCACTCATGTTTCCGGTTTTCTCCGGACGGTGGATTGGGCCATGGGAATGGCGCAATTTCAACCCGACATTCTCGACAATTTCAATTTCGACAAAGCCGCCCGCGACATCGCGCGGGTGGAAGGAACCACGCCGGAATGGATCCGGGACGAAGAGGAAAGAGATGCCACCCGGCAGGCCCGGGCCGAACAACAGGCCGCCGCCATGCAAGCCGAACAAGCGGCCATGGCCGCCGACGCGGCCGGGAAACTCGGGAAAGTCCCCGCTGACAGTCCGGTGGCGAAAGCCATCGCCTCGCAACTGCCCGTATGAATCCGACGCCGGAAGCATTGGCCGCCATCGAGCGCGCGAACAAGGAAGAAGCCGCGCGGCGCCTGGCCGCGTGTTACCGCGAAACTTTCAACTCCGAGCCCGGCCGGCGCGTGCTGGCAGATTTGCTCGAACACTTTCCGCCCGACCGCGCGCGCTTCTCGGCCGCGACCGGATTTGACCCGATTAAGGCGGCCGTGGCCGACGGGCAAAGCCAAGTCACGAAACACATTGAATCCTGGCGAGGACGTGAACCCGCCGAACCCAAAGAAAAAGCAAGCAACCTGACCGAACCATGAAAACCAAATCATTCCTGCTCTTGTCCCTAGCATTGTTCGCCCCCGAAGGAGACGGCTCCGGTGGTGGCGGTGCTCCCGCGCCCGCCCCCGGTTCTTTGCTTGGTGGCGGCGCTCCACCCCCAGCCGCGCCCCCAGCCGCGCCGCCCGCTCCACCTGCACCCGGCGCGACACCGCCGGGCTTCCGCGATCTCGTGCTCCAGCCGGATGGCTCGTTTGCCCCGGACTTCATCCAACACCTGCCAGACGATCTCAAGACGCACGCGGCCACGCTCGGACGTTTTCCGAATGTCGTCGAGCTCACCCGTTCGTATGTCAACGCGCGGAGCAAACTCGGCGAACGGCCCGCGCCTCCGGGGGAAGGCGCGACGCCGGAGCAAGTCAAGGCCTGGCGAGAACTCGTCGGCGTGCCGGAAAGCCCGGATGGCTACGGGCTCAAAAAGCCGGAGAAACTTCCCGACGGTGTCGAATACAACGAGGCGATGGACAAGGAATTCGCCGCGTTCGCACACCAGCACAACATCCCGCCTGGCACGGTCAACGCGCTGCGGGAATGGTTCTACACGAAAACCGGAGAAGGCGTGAAGGCCGTCCAGGAAAAAGAAGACGCGTGGTATCAGGAAACGATCGCCAAGCAAGAGCGCGAGCTCCGCGAGACCTGGGGAGACAAGACTGAAGCACACTTCGCGCAAGCGCTCCAGGCCGCGCGCACGTTCGGCCTGCCTTCCGACAAGCCCGCGGAATGGACGCCGAAAGACATGGTGATGGCGCTGCACCGCGCCTCGCAAATGATCAGCGAGGACAAGCTCGTGGCCAACGGCGGGCAAGGTGGCGGCAAAACACCGGCCATGGCCGCGCAGGAAGTGATGGATCCCTCCAATCCGGATCGCACGGCCCGCGCCTATCGCGGGGAATTCGGTCCGTCGGAACAAGCGGCGGCGCAGGAGTATGTGAACAAGCTGCTCCAGCAGGCGCAAGCCGCGCCGGCGCCCGGGCTTGTCTGATTTTCCGGTCAGGGACGATAAGCCGTGAGTGTCGGGCAAGGTCAATGAGATGCCTCTTCAACTGCCGCCGGGCCCCCGGCAGGCCAACCACGGCGGGGCCCGCGAAAATATTTTCTTGACGTAACGACTCGAACCTTTTATTTCATAGGTAGCTGATCCGGCCCCGCGCGAGTGGACAACCCGGACCTGTCCCGCCGGTTGGCCCCGCAGATTGCGGACAACCCTGACACGTCCGGCGGTGGAATCCGAGGCAACGCCTCATTTTTCACCAACTTTATGCCCGATACCATTCCGCAGCATTACACCACCCAGTTCCACACCAACTGGATCAACCGGACGCAACAAAAGACCTCGCGTCTGCTTCCGTTCGTCACTCCCGCTCCCTTCACCGGCGAGCGCAAACGCTTCAGCCGCTCGGCGGAGCAGGAGATGACCAAGATCACCACCCGCAAGGGCGACACGCCGATCACCGACCCGAACGATGATCTCCGCTGGCTCTACATGGAAGGCTACGAGCTCGGCAACGACCTCGACCAGTTCGACGCGCACCTGCTCGGCGAAATGGTCCTGCCCACGTCCCAGCGCGTGCAAGCCATGGCCATGGCCTACAACCGCGCGGTCGATCGCGCCATCCTCGCCGCCGCCACCGGCACGGTGATGACCGGCGAAAACGGCACCAGCGCTTCAAGCCTGCCCGGCGGCAACCAGATTGCGCAGGATTACGTGGAAACCGGCGGAGCCACCAACAGCGGGCTCACCGTCGCCAAACTCCGCCGCGCCCGCGAAATCCTGCTCGCCAACGACGTCGATCTCGACGGCGAAGACGGCTCGGAGGAAGCGTGTGTTTTGGCCATCACCGGTCGCCAGCTCACCAACATGCTCCGCACCACGGAAGCGACCAGCGCCGACTACAACACGGTCAAGGCGCTGGTGGAAGGCAAGCTCGACACGTTCCTTGGCTTCAAGTTCCGCCGCGTTTCCGCGAAGGTGGCCCCGAAATCCGG